AGATGCGATTCAGCGTGAGGAAGATTCCCGCCGTCGCGTAGAAGCACAGGCTGAGCAAGTCCGTGAAACAGCGACCGGTACTATCCCGCTTACCGACGCATGGAAGCAGGTGGCCCGCCGCCAGCTGGCACAGAATCAAGAACAGGCCCGCATGCGTGAGCAGGGGCTTGACCAGATGGCTGAGGAAGAGGCTGCCAACTTCGAGTTGGATATGCAGTACGTAGATGAACGCGTACCAGAAGCGCCTCCTGCCACCAAGGCAATCTCCGCCATTTACGCCCAGCAGTACACCGAAGCTCAGGATGTTGGTGATCAGCAGTTGATTGACGCTGTAGACACTGAAGCGAAGTCCGTGCTGGGTGGACGCACTTGGGGCGCTGTTAAGGGCGGCTTGACGAAAGGTCGTCGTGCCCAACAGCAGGCTCTGATTGCCGAAGCTCGTGGCGAGGCTGCTCCTACTCAACCTGATTTGTTCAGAGATGTTGTTGCTGAACGCATCGCACAAAGGGAGGCGCCCAGTGAAGTTACCGAAGGACGAGAAGCCGTTCGTGGTGTTCCGCGTGGCCGACCGGAAGCTGCCGTTGAGCAGCCAGCAGCTGAGCCGCGCGTGGAGGTGGCTAGAGAACAGCCCGAACCCGAACCCGCCGAGAGGGCTGCGACACCTGAAGCCGCTGGAGTGGCACGCCGTGGCGAGCCTGCTGTACGAGACACTGGAAGAGCAAGAAGAGAGCCTGCTGCACTAGAGGAGCCTGCCCGTGAAAGAGAAGTTGCACCTGCTGTGGCAGAAGCTGAAGCCGTGGCTGAAGAACCTGTGGCAGAGCCTCGTCGTGAGCGGGCTCCTGAAGCTGCTAGAGAGCCTGTTCGAGAAGTTCCTCCAGTTCGCCCACAAGTGGCTCCCGCTGCCGAAGTCGTGGAAGCACCGCCTGCTGCTGAGGTGGCTGAAGAAGTAACGACAGAAATGCCCGCATCGCTGGTTCCGCTCCAGCGTGCGATTAACAGCCCGACTGAATCTAATGTGGGTGAGGCGCTCGGCGCCGCTCAGGCTGAAGGCTACTTCAGCGGCCCTGAAGTCACGGCGTTTGAAAAGAACATGCGCCAGAAGGGCGTGGTTGGCCGTATGCAGGTGATGCACATCATCGCCTCTCGCATCAGTGACGCTGCCTACTTCAGCAACAACCCTGAGATGGTCGAGACCATGTACGCCGAGATCAATGCGGCGACGGCTCGTGCTCAGCAGGAACGCAAGCAGATTCTGGAAGATGTGCCTGAAGTCACTGAGAGCATGACGCTCGAAGAAGTGAAGGCAGCCATCCGCCGTGCTGGTCAGGAATACGACGCTGAACAGGTCAAGATTGCCGCTGAACTCGACAAGCGGTACGCCGATGAAGATGGCAAGCCGATGTTTAGTCGCATGGCATTTAATGGCGGCCAGCAGCAGTCAACCGTTGCAGAATTAAAGCGTTACGGACAGAAGGTGATGAGCCGCATTAAGTCCGTAGCTCCTGTCGAGATCGTCCAGTCTGTAGACAACCTGCCCGAAGATATTGGTGCAACTCCGTTGACTCGCGGCGTCTACCATCAGGGCAAGGTGTACATTGTTGCGGACAACACCTCAGTATTTGACTTCGACACGGTGCTTACGCACGAAGTTGTCGGCCACCTCGGTCTTGAGCAGATGCTTGGCAAGGGTGCGTTCAATGGCTTGATCAACCAAGTCAACCAGCTCAAGGGTACCAACGAGCAGGTCAAGCGTGTACTGGAAGACATCAAGCGTGCCTACACCAACGTGCAGGGCGTATATGAACTGAGCCCAGAGCAGGAAGCACGTGAGATTCTGGCCCACATCGCGCAGGCTAAGACCGAATACCTGACTGACAGCAAGATCCGCCGTCTGTGGAACAACCTGAAGCTGAAGGTTAAAGAGTGGCTCGTGTCTCGTGGCATGTTGGAGCCGAGCGATCTGATGCTCGACCGCCTGATTCACGACGCGGCTTTGCATGTGCAGGGTGGCAAGAGCGCAACGCGTGCTGGGTTCCACTTCCTGAATAGCGAGTATCAGAGTCAAGTTCTGATGCAGCGTGCTTGGCAGCATGGCTACCGTGGCTACGACCTGAAGGAAGCTGGCCTCTACATGCGTGAGATTCTGTCAGGTGAGCGTCAGGTGCCGGTCAAGGAGACCGCTGAGATTGAAGAAATCGCGCTTGATGACGACTACCTAGATACTCCGGCCTTCTCCCGCACAGCCGCTGAGCCTGCTGGCGACCCACGCTACGCTGAATACAAATTCCGTCCTGAACCGAAGAAGACGTTCCGTGAGCGGTTCCAAGCCGTTCGTGGCCTCCGCCTGTTCGACACCTTCCGTGTCAACTTCGTGGATACCGCTGCGACTTTAGAAGACAAGATCATGGGTGCGTACAACAACGCAGTCACTAAGGACGGCGTGCTAAACCCGATGGTGTCTTATGTACAGGCACTGCGCTCTGAGGGTCTGGCTGCGATGGTTATGCGTCGCGGTACGCTTGAGTTGTCAGAAAGCGGCCTGTTCAAGGGCGTGAAGAAAGACGGCGTTCCGTCTCTGGCTGATGTCTACGAAGTGGTGCAGAAACTCGGCGACCGCATTGGTCGTTCCGAAGCCCGTGGCGTGATTAACGCTGCGTGGATTGCCCAGCGTGAAGACCAGATTCTCAAGAACAACGAGAAGCTCCAGAAGGAAGCGGATGCCCTGCGTGCCAAAGGCAAGGCTAAGGAAGCGCAGAAGCGGGAAGACAAGATCGTCGATCTGTATCCCGGCATGAAGGAAGCGGACATCCAGAAAGAAGAAGCCCGTATTGCTAAGGATCTCAAACTGTTCGACGAGATCCCAGAAATCAAGCAGGCGTACGACATGTTCGTCACCTACAAGAATGGGCTGATTCAGACAGGCATCGACACCGGTTTGTATGACAAAGAAACCGCTGAGGGCTGGATGGAGAACTTCGGCTACGTGCCGTTCTACCGCATACTGGAAGACGCAGAAACCGCAGGGCCGCAGCAGTACTTCAACGGCATGATGCGTCTGCCGACCATGAAGGCGCTGAAGGGTTCCACCAAGGAAATCAACGACGTCCTCGACAACATCGAGAAGCTCAGCGTTTCACTTGTGAACTCAATCGTGCGTAACCACGCTGCCAAGGAAATGGTCCGTGGTCTGAACGAAGCCGGTGGTGTAGAGACTGACGTCAACCGCCCGATGACTGACATCAAGCAGGTTCCAGAAAAGCAGCGCGATCGTGTTGTGTCTTACAAGGCCGAGGGCAAGGATCAGTACTTCCTCGTTAAAGACCCGCTGGATGCGTTTGCGTGGCGCGGCATTGACCGCACGATGCCGGGTAAGTTTGTGTTCGGCAGCAACGCTGCTGACTGGCTCCGTAAGGGCATCACGCTGACTCCTCAATTTATCTTCAGCCAGATCCAGCAGGATAGCTTCCGTGCGTTTGCGTTCGGCGGCTTGAAGAACGGCGCCAAGGCTGGTGTTAATGTCGGTAAGGAGTTCCTCAAGATTCGTCGTGATCTCAGTAAAGAGGGCAACTTCGGTGCTGAGAGCCTGAACGAGTTCGGCATCATTGGCATGTACGACATCTCACCGCAGCGTAGCCGTGAGCAGATCGAAGCTATCTTCAAGGGCAACCAGCAGCTTAGCTTCCTTGAGAAGACGATGCTTTGGGCTGAACGTAATGCTGAGGCATCTGACTTGGCGCAGCGTAAGGCTGTGTTCGATCAGACGATGGCCGAGACCAACAACGAAGCAATGGCTTTCTGGCGTGCATCCGAAGTTATCAACTTCAGCCGTCGTGGCGCGCACCCGGCAGCTACTGTCCTCCGTCAGCTGATTCCGTTCCAGAACGCATACATGCAAGGTATGAACGTACTGGCTAAATCCATGTTCGGTCGTGGCCTGAGTCAAGAAGAAAGGATGAAGGCCGCTCAGATATTCTGGGCTGCTGGTATGAAGCTGGCTGTCCTTAGCGTGCTCTACGCAGCATTGATGGCGGACGACGATGAATATGCTAAGCAGCCTGCGCATCTGCGGTCTCGCTTCTTCCTGTTCCCGACGGGCGACGGCAACCCACCGATCAAATTGGCGATGCCTGCGGACCTCGGCTTCATGTTCAAGGCGATTCCAGAAATGCTGGTTATGCAGCACCTGCGTGATGATTTCGATTTCGAAAAGTCGAAGACTGAACTGACCGGTGCATTGGCTACCGCCATCCTCGGCCCGAACATGATTCCGCAGATCCTGAAGCCTGCGGTTGAGGTGTACTTCAACAAGAGTTTCTTCACCGACAGCCCGATCGTTTCGATGGGCGAAGAGCAGTTGGACGTTAGTCAGCAGTATCGTGACAGCACCTCGCAGCTGGCTCGCTTGTTCTCTTCCATCGGCATTTCCCCGCTGAAGGCAGACCACATGATTAAGGGCATGTTCGGCACCATCGGCGGCGACATGCTGACTACGATGGACATAGTCACTGAGCAGGCTCTAGGGGTTGAAAAGACGCAGCGTGAACTGGCGGATTATCCGCTGGCTAAGGCTCTGTTTGCCCGCACCAAGGGCACCGGGTTCAAGCAAGACTTCTATGCGTTACGTGAAGACGTCCGTGGTGCAGTAGCTACCATGAACAAGATGATTGAGCGTGGTGATATAGAAGGCGCTCGTGAATACGTCGAAGAAAACCGCCAGCTGATCGCCCTGCGCAAACAACTTAATGCGGTAGACAACACGATTAAGAAGAGCAATCAGCGGATTAAGCAGATACAAGCAAATCCTAATATGGGTTCTGAAGAGAAGCGTGAGCGTGTAGATCGTGAAAAAGATTTACAGGCGCGTCTCGCCGGTCAGATTGCTCGCATGCGTCAGTACGCGTACGACTGACAAAAAAAGACCCCCTCGCTAGGAGGGGGCAACCACTTCAGAGACCAGTGACTCCTGCTGGAGGAGGGAAGCCCGAAGAAAGGGCCGAAGAAGAATCACTGTGCCGCTGATTTTACCTAACTCGCCACGTACGTAAACCTTTTATTAAATCCTCCGTTCGGGGCCTGATTTCTACCTTGATGCTAAAAGCATGCGCTAACCGCATGATTTCCCTGCGTATTTCCTCACATTGAAGGCACGGGATAAAGAAACTGTCTCCTATCCGCATGCCTCCAATCACGGCATGAAGATCCCACTTAGGCATCGTTGTCAGCCTTTTCAGTCGCTTTTTCAATCGCGCTGAATAAGGCTTCGGCTTCCTCCGGCGCACACCGGAATACGTGAGCGTCGACGCCCGGTGCAGTAATTGCAGTGCCTGCCATCATGCGTTTCTTCAGCGTCTTCGTGTACTGGTAGTTCGAGCCTTCCTCCTGACTCTTCTTCAGAGCCTGCGTTTCCGTGAACTGGCGGTCTACGCAGTATTCGCGGAAGGCTTTCTTGGAGATGTACATCAGGCGCTCATCCAGCTCGAAGCGCGCTACTAGCTTGGCGCTGCGGGACGGCATGTAGATGTTGTCGCCAGTCTTCGGGTTGATGCGGTTGCCAACAGCCAAGATGCCGTTGGAGTTGTCCATCAGGAACTCGCCGACCAGACTGCTGGCCTGTACGATTTCTGATTTCACTTCTTCACGCAGGTTCATCAGGTATTCGCAGATCCAGATTTCCAACGCATCCAGATCGTAGTCGTGTAAGCCCAGCTTCTGTGCGATACGCAAGCCGACCAGATTACAGGTCATGGTGGTTAGCCAGAAACGCTCTTCCATACGCTTGCCGATTACCTTCACGATGCGGTCGCGCTGCTTGTCCAGCAGTTCAGGAATCTTGTCGCGATTGTCGACCAGCCACTGTGCATACACAGCGCCCGCTAATCCGTAGTTCTTGTTGATGTCCGCGAACAGAACATCGGCGCCTTCCACGTAGATGGCTTTAACGTAGATTTCAAGCAGGCGCATCATCTCGCCGTCTGGTCTGGCTTTTGCCTTGGACAGCTTGGACATCATGGACGAGTTGGAGTTGGTCAGGAACATGGTCTGCCATGAGCTGATGTTCTTGCGCTCACGGTTGGTGTCCTTCTCCATGCGATGACGCCCACGGCCTTGTGAGATCGAGTAGATCAGCTGGGATAGCAGGTCAGGTGCCAGATTGGTCATTTCATCTGACATCACAGGCAGGTTGTTCATCACGCCAATACGATGCAGTCGAGCAAGATGCGTATCGTCTGCAATCAGAGCCGTGGCTTTCGGGTCGCCCCACACGCTCAGCGCGAGGTAGCCTGCGGTTGATTTGCCCGTACCAGACTCGTCACTGATCAAGTTGATCGTCGCACCGTCCAGTCCAGTAAACGACATCAGCGGAGAGCCAAACCCTGCGCCTGCTACGAGCTGCAATGCTTCCATGCCCGGACGAGCCAGCACGTTGTACGCAGCGCGCCACTTCTTCAGGTCGCCAACCGGCTCAAAGAATCGCATCAGGTCAGCGGTGGTGCTGGATGCAGGATTATGCTCAGGGCTCTTGTTAGCGAGATATGCAAGGTTGCCTACAACGAAGGCTTCCTTATCGTTCGACCAGCCAAACTGAAGGCGGGCTTCGTGTGCTTTGTGTAATTTCTGAAGTTCTTTTGTAAATTTAATTGCGTAGTTCATAATTTCTTTCATCTGCGGTGGTGTTGCCGCTACCCCTTGTTCCCCCATGAAGTCGCGGAATGAATCCGTAGCCATCAGCTTCTTCAGCGGAATCGTGAACTCACGAATCGCATCATTCGGCAAGTGCAGTTTGAAGACGATTGACTCGCCGTCATTCGGGTCGTGAATACGCTTGATCGGATACAGGTCATACTCGTAAACCGGAATCTCTGCCGCATCATCTCCCGTTCCGTCCTGCTTATAGACACCGCCATTCGCAGCTCGGAAATACGGGAACGGCGGCTTGTACAGAACCTGCTGCACCACCTGCGTTGAGATGCTTCCATCGCCGGGCTCGGATACTTCAGATTCTTCAGGAGCGGCGAACAACTCAGACACGTCTCGTTTTACTTCTGAACCTAACTGGATTGGGCTGGTGCATGTCTGCGTGCAGCCTGTACACAGCTCGCCCGCAAGACCGCGAATCACTTCGCAGGTGTACGGCCCCTTGGTTTGGCTGGCTTTCTCCAGCGTATCGTCTGGGTTGTAGTGCGGGTGGTTCTTCGACATCAGATGTATGGCTTCATCTCTGTCTTCACAAGCCCACGCAATCGACAGGCCAGCACGCCACAACGGCTCTTCAAGATCCGCTTGGTTCAGCACCACGTGCTTGATGACGTTACATCCGTTGTCCCGCACGCTTTTGCGTACGAGCTTCTTGAACTTAGAAGTTCTGTTGCCGATCAGAGCCTTGGCAGTTTCGCTTAGCTCAGCGGCGTCTACTTTGACACGAGGCTTCTTTTCTTCTGGCAAGTCAAGCTGGCTGAGGTGAGCATCAAACTCGCTCGCACTCAGCGGCTCGCCGCGTTGAATCTCAAAGACTTCCTTCGGCTCGCTCGGGTTCTTGAAGTTCAGCGTGGTAGGTATGCGCAGTATGCGCGCCTCGTCCGCAGTCACTGCGGGGTCTGCTTCAAGGCCAAGAAACTCACAAGCCCGCTTCAGCTTGCGCGCGATCGGCGACCAGTCAACGCTGCTGATGTAATGGTTGAGCAGCCAGTAGACATGAATCCCGTTGCCCGAGTTGACCACGGTGGGTTCAGGCAAGCCAGTTTCATTTCTGAAATTCTCAAGGGCTTCAAGCGCAGCGGCTTGATTAGGGAATGGCTTGTTCGGGCCGCAGTCGAGATCAAGCCAAAACGACTTCATCCACTGGGCGTTTTCTTGGGTGCGCTTTTCACTGCCTTCCTTAAATGAGGCAACAGCGAAATATGCGTTGATCTTTTGGTCGACAAGCTGCTGAGCCTTCTCAGCCATCTCGTCTATGTCGTGTACAAATTCTTGTTTGATTCTTCCATCGCTGCGAATGCCGACAACGCAGTATGTGCCTTCCTCTGGGAGAACGGCATCGAGAAAGTTTATGGTCTGGTTCATCAAGTGGTTCCGACGCATTTTAGTAAAGGCGGCAGCGGCTACGCCTGCCGTTTTCGGAGTCAAACTCCTAGCCGCCCTTTATGGCCTACAAAAGTTTAAGCTGGTTCGGATCGGCTTCTGCCCTCGTGGTTCGGTGGGCAGGGGTTGCCGAAGATAGCATCAGCTCGAAGCGATCAGCAAGCTCGTTAAGAAGTTGCTTATTTACTCCAACAACTGAACGTCCATCCTTGTGAAGCACATCCTGAACCAGCCTCAACAGTTCTTTATCTGTGAGGCTGGTGTAGATCATCAGTCGTCGCCCCACTCGTCCAGCACAGCTGCGAGATCCGGCTTGTCTGCTTGCACAGGTTCGGCCTTCTTCTTAGCAACCTTCACCGGCTCTGCGTCATCCGACTTCGCTGCCTTCAGCTCAGCCTTCTGCTGCTCAATCGGCTTCTCGAAACCATCGTCTTCGTCTGCCTTCTTGAACTGGCGATCCCCGGTATGCGCCTTCGCATCTGCGGACTCACCCTGCTTCTGCACAACCGCCCACTCTTCTTCATTCACCGGGCGAACTGCGCGGAACATCAGCTTAGGCACAGGGGACTTGGTGTCGAAGCGGAACTCAGTCACGACCTTCACCACGTCGTAGCCAAACCCGGCTAACTTCTTAACGTACTGCTGGAGCGAGCTGTACTTCTCGCTGTCCGCGTCGCCGAAGATTGAGGTGGCCGGAACCTGAACACCGTACACGTCGCCCTTCGGATCGCCTTCCAATACGACTGCCAGACGAGCGGAGTAACGGCACGCACGACCGCCACCCTGACCGGAGCCCTTCACGTTCTGCGGGCAAGATGCGCACAGGCTGGACTGCGGGCTTTCTACGTTCGGGCTTGGCGCGTTGCCATCGTCCGACCAGCAGCTTGGGTTGACGGTAACGCCTTCCTTGTAGCTGCCTTCGTAGTAGGTACGGGCATAACCCGGAGCCGACTTCACGATGATCATGTTCATGCCACGGTCTTCGTTCTGTGCGACTTCCTTGCTTCCCAGCATCATGCGGAATACAGATCCCTTGATACTGATACGCTTCAGGCCATCACCGCCTGCACCGCCACCCGCTAGGGCCTTTGCGGTTTCAGAGAGTTCGCCCCCTTGCAGGTGGGCTGGCAGGGTCTCCATGCCTTCAAACAACGCTACTTCATTAGCCATCACTGGTCTCCTTATTTGCATACGTAAACTGCTGACGCTCGACGTAATCGGCGAGCGCCGTCTTCTTGAAAAACACACGCTTGCCTAGCTTCACGAAGGGAATACTCCCGTCGTAGCGCAGCTTTTCGATGGTCGAAATCGACACCCGCAGAAACTCGGCTGCCTCTTTCTTGGTCAAAAGGCCAAGGTCGCTCACGATTTTCTCCCTCTCGTTACGACGATTGTGTATTTGCTGTCAGCGTTGACAGGTGGTTTAACATCTGGATTGTTCTCCAGATATTCCTTGAACCGGGTCTGGGCAATGCGCTGTTCCACAAAGTCCATGCCGTCTTCCCCGACCGAGTCAAAGAATTGCTTCAGGGCATCCCAGTCGGCTGCCCAATAACGGGTGCTGACACGCTTCGATACCGTGCCATGCTTCGTTCTCATATTCTCCAAGCCGTTTTCCTGAGCATGCGCCAGCAATTCCGCTGAGATCAGATCCAGCTTGTCTTGCAGTGCCTGCTCCTCGTCTTTGAATTTGGCTCGAAGGTCATCCCTCGCGTCGCGGATACGAATGTAAGCCGCGACCAGCTTATCTATGTCCATGTTGTATCTCCGAAGTTTGTGCAGCTTTAGCTGCTAAGTTCTTGTTCGTACAAAGCAACCAGATCTTTCTGATTAGCTTCCTTAGATTCTAACGCTTTATATACCCTTTTTTCAACCTCTGAGCCATAAATTTTTATCACAGTCATTTTATTTACCTGTGATGGCCTGTTTATACGTTCGTTCGCTTGTAGCCACGTTTCTACTGAGGCGATTGGGCCGAACCACACGATCGTATCCGCAGCGGTCAGAGTCACCCCGTGCGCGGCAGACTGAGGCTGAATCACCAGAACGCGCGGGTCTTCCGTAGTCTGGAAGTCCTTAAAGATTCTGGTTCTGGCGGTCATGCTCACCGCCCCGCTGATGATCTCGGTGCTGAACCCTTCCTTCATCAGCCGGTCGTACACGATGTCGATCGCATGCCGGAACGGCACGAACACGATCACCTTGTGTGCAGCTTCCCGCACCACGTCGACGATCTCATCCAGCCGGTTCTTGGCGTCAAACTGCACGGTCTCTCCGTCGTCGGAGTACACCGCCCCACAACTCAGCTGGAGTAACTTGTTAAGGCCAGCCGCCGCATGAACTGCACTGATCTGCTCCCCGGCAGCCTCGACGTACATCTGATTCTTCAGGGCTTTGTAGTACTTCTTCTGTTGAGCTGTTAACTCAACTTCACGGGTCTGGTAGGTCACAGGCGGCAGGTCAAGGCACTCGGCCTTGGTGAATCGGATAGCCGGTTGGAGCGCGGCGTTCACCATCTTCGTGGCATTCGGAGTCGGCACCCATTTGAACTGCGTGATCTTGACCATCACCTTGTCCCGCCATGAGCCGTAGTAGCGGGGCACACGCTGGGGCACTGCCATCTTCGCCAGCCCAAAGGCATCCAGCGGGCTCTGGGCCGCCGGGGTGCCAGTCAGCATCCACAGCTTAGTTTCAGGTGTCAGAACAGCGTTCAGGGATTTCCAGCGCAGCGTCGTAGCGGTCTTGACGAAGTTGGCCTCGTCTGCCACCACCAGATCAAACCCACCCGCCTGCAAATCCTCGACCACCGTGGGCACGCCGTCGTAGTTGATGATGACGAACTCACAGTCGCCGCCGATCACTTCCTTGCGGGTCTTGCGTGAGCCGTGAGCCACACCGGCTGTGCGGTGCATAGCGATGGTGAAGATGTCCTGCATCCACGCCGAGTGCATAATCGACAGCGGGCACACGATCAGAACCCGCTTAACATCTCCAATCTGCATCAGGTAATCAGCAGCCCAGATCACAGCACCCGTCTTGCCTGTGCCCTGTTCTGAGAAACAGAACGCGCGGTTGTTGGCGGTCAGGAAGCTGGCTGTCTGTTTCTGGTGGTCGTACGGCTGGTAGGCGCCGGGCCAGTGGTAATCCCGCAGGATGGGGCTGGGGGCTTTTCGCACGCCTAAGTTAGCTAAGCGGCGGGTGTTCTCCAGATTCCATTTGACCAGCACCTCGTGGGAATCTTCCCCGACTTGGCCGAGATAGCGGCTCTGCTGGATGGCTGTCGTATAGCGATAGGGTTCCCTGACGCGGACTAAAAGCCCTCTATTATCAACAATTTCCATGCTCTTCCTGAAGTGGTTTGCCAGCTGCGCTGGCTTATTACATTCCCCGTTTTCACGAGGCGGCACTCCACAGTCTATCGCCGTGGTAGCGCCCTGCCAAGACTTATTTCATCTTGCCAGCTTTATTTCTTGCGAAGCTGCGATTCTTGGATTTCGGAGCCACACGCAGGTTACTGCGTCCATTGCTGCCACCCTTGGAGAGCGGCTTCTTGTGGTCGACATCCTTGCCATCACCCTTGCTTACTCGGCCTTCCTTCTCAAGCATGCGGCGGGCTTTGTTGCGGAGCGCGTGCTTCTTCTTGACGGCGGGCTTCGCGTTGTAGTTCTTAGCTTCTAGGTCGTAGCGGCGTGGGTTTCTAGGCATCTCAGCCTCCTGAATACTCGCAATGTTTAACGGGGCACCACTTTTTGCACAGCCCGTTGGGCTTGGGCGGCCACTTGTCATTGTCGAACGCGGATTGCAAATGTCCAGCCTTTTCTTCCCAGCGGCTCCACATCAGGAACATCTCGTCGCGGGCGTACGCCGCCTTGATGACGACATCGTGCAGGAGGAAAACCAACGCTGCTTTAACTTCTTTTACATCTGGGTAGTGCTCGAACACCATGAGCGCCATCAGCTCCAGCTGCCCCTTGTCCGGGTACTTCGCCGAGCCGGTCTTATAGTCCACGATCCACGCCTTGTCGCCGTTCAGGATCACGAGGTCAGCGATGCCTCGCACCCAGACGTCCTTCGCCAGAAATTTAGTCGGCTTTTTGTCGGCAGTCAGGGCCATCTCCAACTCGCACAGCTTCTCACCTTCAATTCGGTTCAAGCTGTCCAGCGCGGGTTGGAAACGGTCGTGCCCTACTGCCAGTGGTTTGCCGTCTCGGATGTATTCCTCGGCGGCCTTGTGAACTTCCTTACCGTACAGCGTCTGCTCAGTCTCAACGAAGGGGTAGAGCTTTTCTACCTTTTCTGCGTGGTACTTCCGGGGACAAGTTTCAAACGTCTTAATCGAACTAAAGCTCCACGCCTTCATTGGTATCCTTATTTAGCGTCGCCGTAGGTATCGGCAATATCTCCTTCCGACCATGTTACCAGTTCAGGCCACCAATCAACACCTTGGCGCATAATGCTCTGAACTAAGTCGAGCATTTCCTGCGCGTGTTCTTCGCGGACAACGTAGACCAATTCGTCATGCACCGTAAGTGCTGGGGGATACATCTTGCCAAGCCGCGTCTTCGCAACCTTCAGCATGTGATCTGAAATGACTTCGCGGGCTAGATGCTGCACGATGTTTTCCGTCACCTTCCCAGCGTAGATGCGAGCCTTGCGTCGGCCTTCGCCGTATACCCACTCGTTCATGCCGGTTTCCTTGTCCTGCTCTTCACGCAGATGCGGATAACGAATCATGCCCAGCGGAGTTTTGATGCCGCCTTCAGTCACGTAGCACAGATCCCACGGGTCAATGTAGAACGTGTTTCTTTCAGGACTGAAGTTAGCGATGTGGCTCAGTGCTCGGTGGCAGGTTTTCCAACCCGCAGCAATCTTGCCGTAGGCGCCACGCCACTTGTACACGACGTCCTCGGATTCTTTCATGGTCAGGTCAACGCCGCCCATCAGCTTCGCCACATCCTTAAACGTCTTGGCACCAGCACCGAAACCCAGCCCCAAGTGTGCAACCTTGCCTACCTGACGCTCTTGCTTGGTGACTTCTTCGATTGGCTTGTCATACAAACTTGATGCGAAGTCTTTATACAAGTCCGCATTCTCAGGGTCATCTTGGAACAGCTTTATGCTGGTCGGCTCTTGCCACAGGAAGTGATTCACACGCAGCTCGATGCCTGACAAGTCAGCCACAACAACCTTGTACCCATCCGGTGCGCGCAGGGATTTACGCAGTGCATCCGCCGGTGACGGCTTATACGGGTTGATGCGTGGCAAGTTCTGCTGGTTCATCTTCATCGTGCCGGACCAACGACCCGTGGTGTCAGCGCCGTAGTAATTCAGAGCGACAGGCATCTTGCCTTTGGCAGCAGTGCCGCACGTCATAAATTGCTGAATGCGTGACTCGAGGATGGTGCTCTTCACTTTGAGTCTTGCTGCTGCGGCGGCAGCCACTTCAAAATCATCGTGCTCTTGCAGGGCAAGGAACTCTTCATCCGTTTTCGCCAACGCAGGAATCATCCTCTCTGGATCAGATGGCGACTGCTTCATCGGAACCGGCACGCCCTTGGATTCCAGATACTTCGCAAACTTCGGTGCGCTTGCCAGAATCTTCTTGGCGGCCTCGATCTTCTCTTCACGCGACAACAAGTCCAGCGGCTCATCAGCCACGTCACCTGCCACCTTGATCAGCACTTCCTCCTGCTTGGTTTGAATCTCTTCCAGCGTGGTCTCAAGCAACTTGAAGTCGAGTTCAAACTGCGGCTCGACCAGCATCTTGATGGTCAGATCAACCAGCTTCAGTTCACGTGCGCCGAGTTGTGGAGCCAACCGATTAAAGATGCCAGCACACAGCTCGGTATCCACGATGTTGTACGCAGTCATAGCGTCGAGTTCTTCGTCAGTGAAGTCAGCCAGCTTCTTGCCTTTGGTGTTGGTCGCTTCGAGGTCGAGCTTCTTGCCAAGGCCCAGATCCTCAGCCACCTTCTTCAACGAGCCGCCTACGGTTTTCGCGTAGCCCATCGCACGAGCCATCGCCAGCGTGCAGCCCCACATCTTAGGCTTCATGCCGAAGCGCCATGCGCAGATCATCGAGTCGAAGCCTGACATGTTGTGGCCGATGAGTGCAGCGTCAGAGAAGTCTGTGTTGTCAACCCAGTTCTGGATTGCTTTCTCGCCGAACAGAACGAACGGCTTGTCATCAGCTACTTGGATTGCGACTGACTGAATTTCAGTCTCGGGGTGCATGACGTATTCAACAGGGTGAATCTTCGTCAACGAGTGCGTCTGGGACCAATAGGTTTCAAAATCTAAAAAGATCGGTGTCATGTTGCTGCTCCTCATTTAGTCAGCATGTTTATCGAGGTGTGTCTGCACGAGGCAGGGGTGGCTTTCTAGCCGACAGAAAAGTGAATTGCAACCCCTACGTGGTAGGAATGTATGCGCCGCAAACTTCTCTGTTGTTCTTCGCGTAGTTTTTGTAGCGCCAGTTGTCAGGGTTCTTCAACGGCGAGTCGTCCGGCACGCTGTTAAACGTGCAGCGGTCTTCACGCTCTGGGTTGTAGTATCTGCACGTTGAGCACGCGATTATCTGATTCATTTTGCGGCGTCGATTGCTCGCTGCAAGGAAATAATTTCAGCCTGCATGGCTTCAGCCACCAGCCGTTGTTCGTTCAACACGTGGCCTAGCATGAGCACCAGTACCATCATCGCGATCACAATTAATTTACGCATCGTAACGTCTCCAAAGTGTCGACCAAGTGGTCTAAGTTGTTAGCGTCAATGACAAGCGCGACTCCACCATGCTCGTCAATTTCACGCAGGTTTTTTTGTTGTAGTGCGGTGGGCTTGTTCTTCTTCATATCGGCTTTGACTTCAATGCCGATGAACCGCCCGTTGTAGCAGGCTACGATGTCCGGCACACCCGAAGCACCGTAGCCGCCAGTTACCGGATAGAAGTAATACATTCCGTATTGCTTCAAGATGTCAACGATCTTACGTTTGACTTTTTTCTCCGGTGTATCAGCCATCCTTCGCCTCCAGTTCTTGTGTTTCCCACAGGATGTAGCGGGCTTCCTGCGCCATGTCATCTAGCGCGTAGTGGCATTCAACCCCATCGAAGTTTTTGCGTTCGGATAACTCCAACGCCTTCTTCGCAAGGCAGCGTGCCTTCTTCAGCACGGTGAGGTTGTCGTGGTTCATGTGTTCTTTTCCTCCAACCAATCAACCAGTATGCTGAGGGCAAAGCCAATAAACATACCAAAACCAAAATACATCGCAGCTTCAAGCCAATTAATCATTTGATTTCCTCCATGTTCCACACGGTTCTGATCTTGTTGATGATCGAGTCGCGCCGCTTCTGTAGTTCAAGGTAATCCTTGCCGGTGAAGTTCAGCTTGATTTCGTTCTGGCCTTTGGTGCGGGACAAGCGCATGGCTTGTTGGCACACCTCCTGCAAGTCTTTGCGCAGCTTGCGGAGGGAAAGGGAGTGTAAAAACTCAGGCGGTCTTGCTCTCATCGTCGGTTCCTTTGGTTTTGTTGATATAGTTGTCTAACATCTCAAGTGCGATCAGCGTCTTCAGCTTTGTCGATTCAGCTTCGTAGTTGACTCTGCGCTTCTTGTTTTTGTCTCTGGCCTCAGCACTCGCTCTCGTTGCCAGTAGGTGTCTGCGAAACCCGCTCAGACTCGGGCGGTTTATCACTCTGTCCATCTTTTTTTCCAAAAATTTTGTCGTAGTTATCCTCGTACGCTTTGCGGTCTTCGGGGCGGCGCTTGCTGCCCTTACCGCCATGCCATTTATCGCTCATCCTTGCGCTCCTAATTAAAGTTGCCAAACCATAACCTGCGTTCCTCACCAGAACATACCTCTCGCACCCCACCAAACCTGCCATACCAATCCTTATCTTTCCCAACCAGTTCTCACCCAGCCAGACCTTGCCTAACCTTACCTGCCAAACCATGTCCAACCTCACCTCACCAGACGGTTCCATACCTCTCTCACCCAACCTAACCTGCCTTACCAATCCGCACCGCTCCATACCCTTCCCAGCCACACCATAACGTGCCATACCCAACCTCACCTGCCTTACCAATCCGCGCCATACCTGACCTTGCCGAAACAAACCTTACCCCGCCTTGCCGGACCTGCCTTACCTTTCCGAGCCATACCATGCCCTTCCGAGCCATACCTGCCAAACCAATACCCACCCTACCGGACCCCACCAAGCCTTACCGCACGTTGCCACACCCCATACCATACCAATGCTCTTAGTGGAGCATATCAAGTGCGTTGTCCATCATCTCGAACGCCTTAGCGAGAACAAGCAAGCCCTTCTCGTTTTCTGGCAATCGAGCCTCTGCCGCTTCTTCAAGCCTACGCATCGACGCACGCAGGGAAGCGACTCGGGTCTGGAACTCGTGCATGCAAATGCTGAAGTCCATCGGGTCAGCAGCTACAACTTCGATTCGTTTGTAGCCACCATCTCTTGAGTGAACACGTTCACTTATCGCGATCTCTTGAGCCTTCGCCCGTTCAGACTTGACGACTGTGATCTCAACAGTTGCACGAATATGTTTACGGGCTACGTGCTGGCGGTACTTCTCCGCTTCCGCTGCATCATCCCACGAACACAGGTTGTGAATCGGCGAGTCATCTGGGCGAGCCGCGTCAACTACATCTTGCGCGTCGACTTTACCCAGCTTGTCTTCCAACTCGTCTAGCACTTCACCGAGAGCCTGTGCAGGCACAGAGCCTCTGAAGTTTTCACGGTACGTGTATTGCCTAGCCATGTGCATCCTCCAAAACAACGCCAGAATCGGCGCTTACTTGATAACGGCCATAGTCACCACCCTTCTCTGGGCGCCATTCCAGCAGACCAACACCGAAGCCAGCACGGTTTGCCAGATTCAAGATGTCTTCCGCAGCGATCAGGTCGTTGTCGAACACGCACGAAATCTTCGCTTTCCATTTACGGAACTCAGGACGGTAGCGAATATCCGCTGAGCCTGCGCCGACACGCACCATGTCTTCGCGAATCACCGGTTCAGGGGTTTCGATCTCGACGATCATCTCAGGGTCGTTGCACTCAAAGAACACAGACTTACGCAGCAGCGTCTTTTCCAAGCCGATGTCCTTGTGCGCAGCGCCAATCATTGACGCCTTGAACGCCATCAGCGGGATGCCGTACTTGCCATCCGCAGTGAAGTGAGTCGCGTCGTGCGCTTCCTTTTCAGGGTTACGCGCTTCGCGATTCTTCGTCGTTGCAGTCTTCTGACCTTTATCGCGTAGTTGCTTCTTGGCTTTCTCTGACCACTTGTGTTGGATCAGCGGGGAGGTGCTCTCCACGGTGAAAGTCATACGCTTGAGGTTCATCTCTTTTAAGTTTGCCATTGCTGGTCTCCTTACCAAATGTTGAAGTGGATGAGCGGTTTTGAGCCTTGCTCAGGGCTATATCGTTATTCGGTTACTGGCGTTTTTATTGTGAAGTTGCGCCAGTTCGGATTCTTCGCCGCCTTGTGTCCGGCTTGGCTTCTGTTCATCTGGGGTGTGTTCAACGCGTCGTCTAACTTCCAACCGCGATTCATTACGCGGTTCCAAACAATACGTTGCGGGAGGTTGTGTATATTGCGGGTACTATCCCGCACAGCATCGCGGATCTCTTTGAGCCGGGCCTTACGTTCTTCTTCCATTGTTGTCTCTGAGTTGTCGTCCTAATTAGGACGTGTAGTTATTAGTACTGGCCGTAGTCTCGGCAGCCAGCGTGCCGTCCTTAACCCCCACCGAGGAGTTCTCAGGTTCCGGTGGGTCCCCGACTACTGGGGATTTTCTTTAGCCAGCAGCGCCTGTGCTGCTTACACCCTTCAATACGCTCAGCACCACATCGCGCTTGATGTCATCTGCGCTGGTTTCAGTTGTCGGATCAGCTACATCCGATGCAGCCTCTACATCGTTTGCATACGTTGCGCCAGTCTTAGCGTTCGTGATTACCACGGTTTCTTCAGTCGTTGTCGCCATGTTCGGTCTCCATTTCGAGTCTTGGGTCGGCATCCACCACCACGCACGGGAAGCCATGCTTGTGTAATAGGTAGGTGTTCGACAGATAATACTCCAACGGGCGGTCAAATCCTTTACCCGCTGCCTCCATTAGCAGTTCCTTAATTTCCTCGTAGTAGTTAAGCCGTTGAGTCTGGTGCGTGATGGCGTGTTCGGTGCGCTTACTTGCCATACCAAACGCCACTTTTTCCGCATACTTCTTCAGCTTGTACTCGATGCGTGCGAGGACTACGTTGATTTCTGCAATCGCCTCACCAACCTGCGACTTGTCCATCAGGGAGATGTTCGCCTTCATCGCCATCTCAGTCAGGCGGCGAAACTCATCTCGTCTTTTCTTTGACTTGTTGCGTAGGTAGCGGGCTTTCCGAGCAGTCCGGCGACGGCAAGGTGTACATACTTCCTCCCGCCGCCGGTTGACTCCCCAGAATTGCTCGACCGGTTTAGTCTCGCCGCACTCAGGGCAAGTGCGGTCTGCCATCACTGCCCCCTTAGACTTAGCCCTAGCTGAACTAAATCACCCACGGCAAATATCAGCGTGCCGAACAGGGCGATGATGCCTATCAACAAGAATAGAAATGCAACCCGCTCCATCACAGCACCCCCGCTTGGCCGAGCGCCAAGATGAATAGGCCGAGGACTGCGGCGATACCCAAGGTCAGCTTGATGCCATCCATGAAGTCGTCGCCCCTCTTGCTGACTGGAGGAAGTTCTGGACCCTCGTCGGTGTAGATCATGCCGGCTGGGTGATGCGTACCCTCTGGCTTAGCGGAAGGCAGTGGTTTGTTTTCCAGATACTTGGCCTTGAGCGGATCGCCTAGCTTCTTGAGGTGACGCGACACGGTTGCATGGCCGATGTTCATCATGCTTGCGATCTTGTCGAAGGTCATGCCTGCTGCACGCAGCTCAAGTATTTCGTCCGCCATCGCTGAGGTCACAAGCACGCGCGGCTTGCGGGTCTTGCCGCCCTTACAGATCGACTTGATCGTGTTCGGGTGGACATTGTAGACAGCGGCCAATTCGTCGATCGGCGTGCCTGCGCCCTTCAGGCGGATTACTTCACTCTTTTGTTTCGGTGTCAGAAACACCTTGGTCTTACGCTTTGCTTTAGTAGCCATTGCTGGTCTCCTTCAGATTAGAAATTACTGGTCTCTGTGTTGACAAAAGTACTTGTCATTGTTGCTGTTTTGTGTTCAGCACTCGGGTTTGTAGCTGACATAAAATGGGGTGTCAACCCTTTCCAAAAAACATTTTTTCGCTCCATTGTCCCAGTTCGTACCAAGAGGTCTCAGGAGGTATCAAGAGGCCCCATACTCTGCAACGCCGTCCTAATTAGGACGGTTGTACACCCAGTAGATGTTGTTGCTTATCCGCTTTCCAATCCCGTCCACAGTCACTCCAATCTCGGAACACGAGAGTATGGTCAGCTTCTCACGCAGCCACTCGGGCCACTCGGCGGGGGAACCAACGACTTTCGGTATGTCCTTCACGTCTTCATCCGAATAGAAGTTGATGTCCGCCCACCACTTGCCTCGCTCATCCTTCCATACGCGCAGCATTAGAAGTCGAACGCACCGAGGATGCTGTCGATCTGGTCACGCACGTTTCTGCGCAGGGCATCGTTCTGCTTGAGCGTCTCGCCATCCAGCCCACGGATCGCGTTCTCAGTCTGGTTCAACATGGCGTCGACTGCTTCATCTTGGGTGATGTTGAGCTGACGCACCTGAGCAAGCGCACCGCCCACGTACTCGATGATGTTCTTGCGGAACAGCTTGGGCTTGCCATCTTCCTTGTCAGTCAGGCGCTCAGACAGATGGGTTAAGTTGTCCAGCAAACGCTTGCGCACGTCGGACATCGCCTCATCTATCTTGGCCTTGTAGTCCTGAGCGTAGTGTTCACGCAGCTGAGCCACAGCCTCGTTGCCGATGTCCACACGGAAATCACCCGCATCCGGTACCGGCATGTATGACACGTGGAACTTGAACTTAGCCTTGATCTCATCCGCTGTCGGATACTCACGGCGGTCGAACATGTCGCCCAGCTTGAACGCTTGCATGCTGATCAGGTTCGGATACTCGGTAATGAACTCATCGACGAGCCGGTGGAACTCAGCCTCATGCTTGTCGATCTCCTGCTTGAACTCAAAGAACGTAGCAGTCGGTATCAGTCTTGCACCGAAGTCAGACCACGGCAGCGTTTGTGTGTACATCCAATTACGTACTGAACTCGCGTACTTGGTGATGTTGTCGAGATGCTCCACGCCGGGCAGCAGGTTCTTGTTCACGCGCGAGGCTTGCGAACTGGCCCGCTTACTCACGTTGACTTCATCGGTCACTTGCTTGTCCAGCTTACGCGCAGTCCACGTACCGATTGATAACTCAACCAGCATGGCGCTTGATGATAGTGAAATACTCATGGTCTCTCTCCTAATTAGGACGTGTTACTTCAGTTTTATGTTGATCGCGTTCGGTGCGATCTGGTCAGTTGTCATGGCCCACAGCGTCGGCACTGTGAACTTCGGCCAGTCAGCGACGTAGCCATCGGACAGCATCAGTACAAACTCAGGCGGTGTGTGCATCTTCTGCACGTACTCTTCAACACAGCGTGGGTCAGTGCCACCACCACCGGCAGGCTTGGTCGACGTCACGATCGAACCGTACTCGCCCGGCATGTAATGCTCCTCACGCGCCACGTGCGTATCCCAATACAACAAGTCAATACGCTCAGGTGGCATGGTCTCGGTGATCTGCTTGATCTCCGCAAGGAACCCAGCGATGTCGGCTTGACGGATAGACGCCGAGGTGTCGATGCCAATCACAACAGGCCCGATAGACTCCGCATACGGTGTCGGCATATACATACCCTGCGCCAGCCAGCGACGGTTCGGCTTACGCCATGTCGATGCGTCACGCCCTGCGGTCACGCTCTGCACAAAGTCACGCAGCTCATCACGCCAGTTCACCTTGGGCTCAGGTATCGCACCGATGTCACGCGCAGTCGTACCCTTCAGCTTACCGGCAAGGATTGAACCCTGACGGATCGCTTGCTCAATCGCCTTGTCGAGTTCTTTCTTCTCGGGTTCGGACAATGACTGCGCTTCTTCCCAGCCGTGGTCATCCATGCTGTTGCCACCCTTGGCCTTGCCCTTCGGTGGGTTCTGCTTGAGATGTTCAAACACTTGGCCTGAATCCCAGCCACGGAACTGCTCATCGAGTAGAACCTTTACAGCCTTGGGCACTTCAACAAGTTCACGCTCAGGGTCGAGGTCAGCGATCTGTTGGTTGATCACGTAGTCGCACGCCATGTTGGCAAGCTGCGCGTCTTCCTTCCACAGCCGCTGCCATGTGGTCATGTGCTTGAACAACACGTGGAAGTTCTCGTGCGCCACAACAAAGTTGAGTTCTTTCTCGTTCAGCTTGTCCATGAACGCACGGCCATACATCTTGTCGCGCCCGTTGGTCGCAGCAGTCGGCATGTCATCAACCGCTTTGCTATCACCCAGCATCATAATGCCGGACAGCAACGCGAACTTGGGTGAACGCATCAGCTGAATGTGGCTCCGCTGTATGCGCTGTTCGTGTGTTAAGTTCATTGTCATCTCCTCAAATAGCCCAGCTATTCTCACGTGCCCAGTTGGTAAAGCCTGTTATCTTGACAAGCATGCCCGCCTTGTTTGAACGCATAGCGTTCTGCGCAAACATGAACTGAACCTCACGAGGCAAGCGTCCTAAATAGGACATCCACGCGTCTGCATTCTCAGCAGTCAGGCGCATCACAGCACCCAGCGCAAGGATCACCGCAGCGATTGGCGAGTCCGGTACACGCGCACGCTCAGGGTCAGCCACGATTGAGTTGAACGATGGCAACGCATCAGCCACGGACAGGAACGCCTGCATATCACGCGCAGCAGATTCACCGATCGTGCCGGACAGTGCTGCGATCAACACGTCGTCGTTCAGGTTATGACGCTGCTTGATGATGTGTGACGCATGGTGTAGCGAACGCGGCGAGACGAACGCAGCTTGCTGCTTGCGTGGGTTGAAGATATACGGGTTGTCATTGGCAGCATCCACGTCATCTGCATACGTAGCCATGCAATGCGGGTACTCCTTCACCCAAGCCATCACAGTTGGGTCAACATCATTGGCAACACCCCAGTCGATCCACTCGTCGGCGGTCGGCTTACGCACGGTCAGGAATGTCGCACGGTTCTTGGCATGTGCTTGCAACGAATCACCTACGCCATCGCTTGCCATGTTGGTCGTAGCAAACACGATGCTGCCCTCGGGGAACTTGTAGCTACCCAAGCGATGCTCATAGATGGCGGGCAGTAGCGCATTCTGCACAGGGCGCATGGCCTTACCAATCTCGTCGAACATGTATATACACGGCTCGTCGCTCAGGAATAACTCGTTGGGCACGAATGACACCGCCTCGTCGGATACACGTGGCATCTGAAGATCGCCGAGGTCAAGCAACGCACAGTCGAAGTAGCGCGTAGGCATCTTGAGTTGTTCACCTAGCAGTGTGAGCATGGCCGACTTACCGATGCCGGGCTCGCCCTGAAAGATGAAGGTGTTGTTCTTGCCGCAGGTCGATACGAGACGTGCAGCTTCGGTCAGTGATACTGATGTAGTCATGTTGAGAACTCCGATGTTGTCCTAATTAGGACGGGTTGGTTTGTGTTATTCGCTGTCTTTTATGTACGGGCCAGCGAACTTGCCCTGCAAATATGCGGATTCATCAATCAAGGTGAACTCCACGTTGGGCCCAGCGCCGCCGATGTAGTGCATCTTCTCGTCGCCGTAGCCTTTCGACTCATACTTTTCCGCAGCCTCGAGCGAAGACAGGATTGCCGCCGCGTCTTTTACCGGCACGACGTATTCGTTCCACCCGAGTTTGATTATTGCCATAGCTTTGGCAGGTGTTGGTCTAGCCATGTTGTGTCTCCGAAGTGTTGTCTTGTTTTAGTGTGTATATATTACCACACCTGTGTTGATTTGTCAAATCAAGTCTCAAGTAAATAAGTAGCCCGTCTCGTGGGCTAGTCGGTCGGTTCCCAGAGCAAGGATGTGTGCGAGGTATAGCACTACCCTGTGCCGACTGTGCGTGTTAAGGGGGGAAACTCGGATGCCTACACATCTAAAAAACCCCAAGGGCACTACGCACTCACCCAGCGGTTACGCCGCCAGTCGTGTTGTCCAGTCCTCAAGCCACGTAGGCTTGGGCCTGCCTCGGTATGTGAATCGCTTCATCTTGGTTTTCTCGGCGGCGTAGTACGCACGGTAGCAGTCAACCGGCGTCTCAAAAAATTTATACTCGTCTGGCATTGCCAGTGCAAACGGTGTCTGCCTGTCGGTTTGTGTAATGCCCAGCGGTGGGTAGTGCAGCCTGCTTCCAAACATGTGCGAGGTCTTGTGTCGCTTGTTGTACCGGCGCGTGTATTCCCTACCCAATTCCTCGAAGTGATACCACAGCCAGCCGTAGTTGCAGTTGCTCTCCGCTGCCCAGCGCACGGACGGATGATGCCGGTGTGTTGGCTTGTACATCCAGTCTTTCCACTTGCCATGCAGGTCATGCACCGTGCATAGAATCTGCGCGGACTCGAGAATCATCTTCACCACGTGCGCATCGCACAAGTCTTGCGCTGATGCTTTCGGGCTTTCATCTACTGCGAATATGTTCATTTGAATAACTCCCTCGTTATGCTTTCTCTGATCTTCGACTCGAGCCCTTCCCGATCTTCCGTCGGTGTGTGTAGCCACATGAAGTCGATCAACGACGATAGCAGTTTGTTGTTTTGCATTGCTAATTCAAACTCACCGCCAACCTCGTCGCGCACCTCATGCTCATCCCAGCTGTGGTCAGGATCGTACAGCCTACTCATGCTGCCTTCCTAATTAGGACGCCGCGCTCATGTTCTAGCGTCTCACGTGCCCAGTCAGCCAGCCCAGACTTCTCGTGGTCGCTGCCGTAGAACCCCCAGCATGAATCCACGAAGTCTTCGCCGACCACCTCGCCATCTTCATCGACTTCGATGCGCACAATCTCACAGCCGTACACGTCGCCGAACATATACGCACCGAACACGTCAGCCGCTGACTCCAACGCCTTGTCGATGTCGTCAGGTTTTATGCCGGTCTGCTTCACCCAGTCAGGCGTCGCCGCAAGCAGCACTTCCATCCAGTCTCCTTGTGAGTGGCCGGTAAGCGTTTTACGCAGGGTCGGCACACCCATCCAGCTCCACACCTCAGCCATGCGGTCGAGCATGTCGCCGTCCATGCTGCCGGTGAGGTAGTCGTCGAGTGAGTCAGCGATCAGCTTCTCCACGGTGGAGGTGTACGCACGCCCGCCGAACTCAACCGACTTGCCGCCGATCACATACTCCAACAAGTTAAACTCAGCCGCTTCGCTTTCTGTCCAGTAGTCATGCAGGTTCTCGTCGCGGATGATCTGCTCGAGGGCCTCGTGGTTGTCGATTATTTGTTGTCGTGTGAGTCGGTTTGTCGGTGGGTCCTCCGCACCGCCGCTGCGGTAGTTGTAGTTTCTCCCACCGTAGGCAACGATCGGCGGCTGGTTGTCCCATGCAGCCCACGGGTTGTCTGCGCTGTCGTCTGGTCGCTCGACCACCTTGTACAGGGTCTCGCCGATATACACATCCGCCTCGTGGTTGCCGTTCTCGGGCTGGTACTCGAAGTGCAGGTCGATGGGTTTTGTGTTGGTTTGCTTGTTCATTTTTACCTCGCTGTCCTAATTAGGACGGTGTTTGTTAGGTGTCCATGATGATGGGTGCGATATTCAACGCGTAGGTGCTGGAGCCCAGCCCTGCCACCGTTACGCCCAGCGTGTTGCTCCGCTCGATGATTACCTCGAGCAGCTGTTCTGGTGTCGGGTGCAGCAGCAGGTCGATTGCTCCGGTGTCGGGGTCATACCCATCCCGCAGCACGTACAGCCCGTCCGGTTTCTGGAATTTGTACTCGTCCGCACGTTTCACTCGCGCGACGTACTCCTCGTCCAGCAGGCTCATCACTTTCGCAGCGGCCCACTCGGGGCGTGTAAATATCCCAAGGATTGCGCAGTTGTGCATGATTACCCAGCACATAGGGTTGTTGGTTTCAGTTTGCATTTTGATTCTCCATGTATTCGCTCAACACTTCGCTCAATGCTTCATGTATGTACCCCCAATCCGTATCGGGGTTGGTTTCCATGTAGTCGGCAGCGTCTACCCATTGCTCTGGGGTCATACCAGACGTGTCGAATTGATCCCGACCCCACCACTGCACAACAATGGCATCGTCTGGGTCGTAGTTCTCATTCAGGTAGTTCATCAGTTCGCGTATCTTCATCTCAGTTCTCCAGCAGGTCGTGGCTCATGCCTTCGGGGTCGCGCTCAAGTATTTCTGCGCGCAGTTCGTCGTCCGTGTAGTTGTTGTAGCCGACAAACCCAACGCGCAGGAGCATGGCAAACCAGCCCATGTCGTCCGTGTCAATGTCGTTTTCGATCAGCCAGTCAATCATTTCTGCTCTGTTCATCTCAGCCTCCTATCGCCCACAGCGTGGCCGATATTGCGATCATCACGAGTGCATAAGTCATGCTGCCTCCTTTCTCAATTCGTACGCTACCCATCCGGCGATGCCTCGGTTGGCGATCGTCCGCATCGCATCGGTGTCGCGCCATTCGATTTCTGAACCTGCGACTGGTGGGTGTGCTTGGCCTTGGTGCTTGGAGGTCGAACGACTGTACTTGTCGCTGTTGCCGTACCACTTGCCATCGGCCCAGATATACATCGGAAAATGCTTGCCGTATGAGTACACGATATAGCGGGCATCGAACGTGTCGTCTCCACGCCACTCGGCAAAGATGTTGCTGCCTTGGAAGGCTTCGCGGTTTTGCACGCATG